GCCGTCGAAGGAGTATGTCAGGCTGTTGCTTGGCACGGCAGGCACAGTTGTGCCACGCTTGTAGATTACCACATTCGCGTTGTTGAATGCGTAGCCGTCCCTGCCTGATATGCATGTCGGTGTTGACTCTGACGGACCGTTGTTGGTGGCCGTGACGGTCTTCTGCCAGATGTAGTAGCCGTCCCTGCGCTCGGGGCACGTGGTCCTCCACCCCGTCGTCGGCGGTTCGGTGTCTGACGTGCTCTCTGCGTACATGACGTCGACGGACACAATGATGTCGTCGACGGTGCTGTCAGAGTCGCCAAGCTTGGTCGTGCTGCCAAGCCTGAACGTGCCGTTGTCGAGGTCCCAGTAGTTGCCGCTCGCGACGCTTCCGATGAACCCGGTGGTTATCTTTCCGCCGATGATCATGTCCGTGGCGATTGCGCCGTCGGTGAACACGGACTTCCACACCCACGAGCCGTCAGAGCCAGACCTTGATCCGATGCGGATGGACCCGCCCCTGATCTCGACGGCCTTGGTCGCCTCGATGCCGACGTTTGGGTCAGACACGGCCACGTCATAGGTTATCTGTCCCCTTCCGGGCACGAGGTATGTGTAGCCGCCCGTGCGGTTTATCTCGTCGTTGAACCAGCCGATGAGGTCACGGACATACGCGGTGGTCGTGTAGTACGTGAGCCTGCTGACTGCCTCGTCGAAGTCGCTGTTCATGCTGGCTATGGTGTCGGCGAGGGACTCCTGCTTCTGCCCGATGACCAGCTCCGTGCGGTCGTCGTCAAGCTCGTCTATGTCTATGGCCGTGACGCGCTCCTGTATGCGAAGCTCGGCGTCGGGGTTGAAGCCGCGGTCGACGATCTGTATCTCGTCACCGAGGGCGACACCCTTGGCGTCGAGGCCCGCCCGCGCGAACTGCACGACCGATGCCTCATACGTTATGTTCGGCCTCGTGTGGTTGTGGAGGTCGTCCATCGCCTCCTCGTAGAGGAGCTGCACGTCGTCCTTGTCGTACTTGACGATCTTCGTGGGATACTCCCAGCCGCCGTTGCCGTCTGAGACGCGGAACACCTCGACGACGTCGGGGTCTTCGATCCACTCGTGCTCGTGCGGGTCGTACTCGGGGTCATCAAGGAGTGACAGCGGCCACTCGTAGGATATCTCGTCGTCGATCGGGTCCTCGCCGCTCGGGCCCTCGGCGTACTCGGTCGTGCCCTTGCCTATGGGGACCACGCGGCAGTAGTATGGGCCTGGGTCCGGCGTGCGCTTGATGCTCGTGAGGTCCTCGCCCCACTCGAAGCGCCTCGTCGGCTCGGTCTTCCCGAGGTGGGACACGAACAGGACCTTGCGCGACGCGACGCCCGTGGCATCCACGGTTATCTCGGCGTCTATCTCGCCGCCCCATGCGGTGACCACCTTCGACAGGCGGGACCATGCGCTCTCGGCTATCATCACGACGCCGCCGCCCGCCGTTATGGCAGGCACGTCGCAACGCTCCGACACCTCCCACTTCGTCGAACCCGATATCGCGGCCTCGACTGCGGCGCGGCCCGTGGCGCTTGCCGCTATGCCTATCTCCCTGTGTCCAAGGTCACCAGAGTCGTCGAAGGTGTATGTGAGGTCGTATTGCAGGGACCACACGAGACGGTACGTTCCGACGGCGTTGATGCCCGCGTCATGAAGCTCGTCGGCTTCCTCGACGACCCACTCGCGCCACTTCCCCATGTTGTCGACGGTGACGGCACGCCACCCGACGCTGAGCTTCCTCTTCGTGATTATGGTCAGGGTGTGCTCGCCGTTTATCTCCTCGTGGCGCACCCTCGACTCGACCTCGTTTGGGTAGAGTTCGGGCAGCGGCACGCCGCTCTGGTTGTAAAGCTGAATGCGATCGACAGGATAGCCCATGTCACACGTTCCTTTCCTGCCATTCTATCGTGGCGGGCCCAGTCCCCATAGCCATGCTCACCGTGTGCGTGCCGGCCTTGAGGAACGGCCAATTGGATTCGAGGGTGACTATCGACGGTTGGTTCGCGACACTGACCTGCCTCGTGTAGCTGTCCATCGAGACTGGCGTGGTGCCGTTCGTGGGAATCTTGACGTAGAGGAAGTCACCGTCGTCGAAGCGGAGGCCCCAGAGCTGCGTCGTGGAGTCCCTCGTCGCGACGTTCGTGTTCACCGTGAACGTGGTCGGATAGCTTCCCGACACGTCTATGTCCACGGAGCCTCCGCTCGGCACGGTCGCAATCTGCTTCGACCCGAACCTTATCGGGTCGTAGGCCGTGAAGGTCAGCGTGAACTGGCCTATGCCCGTCCCGCCTATGCGGTCGTCCTCGCTGAATGCGACGAGACGTGCGAGGTAGTACTCGCCGAAGTGGTTCCTAAGGGAGAGCACATGCTCCCCATCAAGCATGAGGAGCTGTGCCATCTCGTCTTTTACCTTGTCAAACTCTCTCCAACGGGTCCTGTAGGCCCGGCATTCTAGGACGATCTTCCTCTCGCCCAAGTGTGCGGACCTCAATACCGACCCGTCCCCGCCGACCCTGTCGAACACGTCCGCCTTCAGCTCGGGCAGGTCGTCGTGGATCCGCTCGACGATTATGTCGCGCTCCTCGAAGCAGTAGTCCCCGTAGGAGCTGCTGAGGTCGTAAGGCATGTTCATGTGTTATCACCCGATCCTTGAGCGCAATACCTGGTTGGTCCTCTGCGCGAGGGCCTGGGCCAGCTTGTCTATGTCAGCCGTCTCACGTATGGTCACGTCTGACAGGCTGATGTTGATGTTCACGGTCGCGGGCTGCGCGTTCGCCATCTCGACGTACTGTGCCTTGCCGAACGCCTCGGCCTGCATGGCCGCTATCTCCAACGCGCTGTTGCGCATGCGGGAGTTGATCTTTTCGATGGCCTCGTTCGCCGCCGCGACCGTCTGGTCGAGGAATGACGTGACGGACTGGTACAGGCGCTCGTTGCCGAAGCCCGTGCTGACGATGTGTTCGAGGTCGGTGTTCAGCTCGTGCTGCCGCGCCATCATCTCGGCGATTGCCTCCGTCTGCACGTCGGCTATGGCCCTCGTGCCCATCCTCCATTCGTCTATCACCGTCGTCATCGTGCCGTCGACGGCTTCGAGCATGGAGTCGGTGCCGATTTCCATGGAGCTTATGTCCAGCGTCGGCTTGAACCCCTTCTCAAGCGAGTCGGCAAGTCGCGAGAGCTGCTTCTCAAGCTCGCCCTCCATCGACCTCATGCCCTCGATGATGTTGGACATGATGTCCTGCCCCGCAGAGACGCTGCCAGACAGCCCGGTTATGTCGTACTGTCCGATGTTGGCGACGTGTGCCTTGATGTAGTTCTCGATCGTCGCGAGTACGTCGTGGTACTCACCTAGGTACCGTTTCGCCCTCGCGCGGAACTCGTCTAGGTCGAACTCCGAGCCGATGGACTCTGCGGACTTGACATGGCCCGAAGACATCTGCTCCATGTCACCGATCGACTTCTCGTAGCTGTCGAGGAAGTCGCTTGCGTCCTGCTCGAACGCGCGGGTGTTGAAGCCAGTGTCGACGACTTGCGTCCTCGCCGCGTGATCCTTCGCCAGGTTTTCGATCGTCCTCATGGCTTTGGAGTACTCGCCCTCGAACTTGTACGCCTCGACCTTCAGGGAGTCGACGTCGAACTCCGACACGAGCGGCGACATGCCGTATGATCTGGACTCGGCATTGTATTCGCTGATGGTGTTTTCAACCGACCTGACGGTATCCCTGTACACGGCGAGGTACTTTTCGCAACTGTTCTTGAACGACTCGACGTCAAAGCCTGCCTCGAACGCGTCGGCGCTGTCGGCATACGTCTCTGCCGCCTCAAGGACCGCGTTGACGCCCTTCCTGCACTCGGACAGGTACTTTTGGGCGGAGTCCTTCAGACGGTTGGCGTCGAGCGTCCTGCCGATCATTCCGGTGCCAAGCATGTTCTCCTTCGACATGTTGAGCATGTCGTTGAGTATCATCTTGTACTCGGATATGAACTCTTCTGAGTTGTTGAGGAGCTTTTCGATGTCAAAGGTTGGGGTGAAACCCTCCTCGGTAGACTGGGCGAGCATCCTTATCTGCTTCGTCAGGTTGGGTGTCTCCTGCTGGATACCGATCTCGTAGCCTTGTACGGTGTAGCGACCGATCTCGATCATCTCTTTGGACGGCGAGTTGATGCCCAGTGCGCTCTTGATCTCGTCGAGGACCTCGATGCCCAAGTTGTAGGCACGGCTCCTGACGTCGACCTTTCCCGTACCGTTGAAGAAGCCGATCATGAGGTTTGAACCCGCCGTTGCGACGTTCTGGTAGAAATTACTGCCGCTTGACGGGTTGACGCCGTCGATGACCTTCGACCGGAATGCCGAAAGCTGGGGGCTCATGTTGTATTGGGAGAGGCTGTCGCCGTACGACTTCGCCCCGTCCTTTGCCTTGCTGCTGGCCTCCGTCTTGAACTCAATGCCATTGACGGCACTGTTCTTGAGGATTTTTGCGCCCGCGCTCCCCTCTTTGCTGTTCTTGAGGTCGTCGCCAAACTCCTTGGCCGCTGCCTTGGAATGCTTGCCCATCTCAGCCTGGGTCTTGCCGGTCTCTTTGGTGGCCTGCTTCCTCATGTATTCGGTTGCGGCGGCAACGTCCTTGGCATCCCTGAGTGGGCCGACGAAGCCTTCGACGCCCTTGGTGGAGTGCTTCTTGAATATCTCTGGCAGGAACGACGCCTCGTCATCAGCCTTCTTGACAGGCCCGTTCTTGACGGCGAACCCGACGTCTCCGGCCTTTTCATTGATGGTGTTCCAAAGGCTTCCCATCGCCTTGCCAGCGTTTTTCTCTGCGTCCTCCTTCATCTTGCCAGTGGCGTCACCGAACTTCTGGCGTGCGCTCTCAGACTTCGTCTCGACCGACGCGACCCCCTCGTCCATGACGGTGTCGGCATCCGTCTTGCCGCTCCTCATCTCGTTGATGACGTGAGTGTGGTGGGCCTTCATCTCCTCAAGGTCGGCCTCGTTCTTGTCCCTGAGCGCTTGGTTCTCCGCTTCGTAGCCGTCCTTGGCTACCTTCAGCTTGTCCTCGTTCTCGTACTTCTTCGCCTGTAGCTTCGCCTCGTGGTCCTCCTTCATGCGGCGAAGGTCTTCCTCCAGCTCAAGCTTCTTGTCGTCGAGGATCGCTTGGTGGCCGTCCTTCACGGCCTGTAGCTGGTCGGACTGGTTGTTCTTTATCTCTTGCAGCTCAAGGCCCTGCGCCGTCTTCAGGTCCTCCAGTTGCTGCGAGTGGCTGTCCTTTATGGCCGTGAGCTCGTCTTCGTGGAGCGTCTTGAGGTCGGCGAGCCTGTCCTCGTGGTTGAGCTTCGTCTGTGCGAGCTGCTCCTCGTTGAATGCCTTCAGGTCTTCGAGCTGGGCCTCGTTGGCATCCTTGGTCATCGAGAGCTGGGCCTCGTTGGCCTCCTTGACGGCCTCAAGCTGGGTCGTCTGGGCCTCCTTGACGGCCTCAAGCTCTGCGGCGTTCCTCTCCTTGAGTGCCGCCAGTTCGACGTCGTTTCTGGCCTTCAGGTCCTCAAGCTTGCGGGTCTCGGCCTCCTGCTCTGCCTCGTACATGCTGTCGAGGTGCTCTTGCAGCGCCTCAAGCTCAAGCGCACGCGACGCCTTGTAAGCGTCGATCTCGTTGTTGTACTGCTCTTCGAGGGCCGATATCCTTTCGTCGGCGTTCGAGGAGATGGCATCCTTCTCGGCCTCAAGCTGGTCGATGGTCGCGTCGCGGCGCTCCTTCGCAGCCTCCTGCTCAAGCTCTGTGACGTAGTCGTTGTACGCCTTCTCGGCCTCGGCGCGGGTCCTGCGGGACTTTGCCTTGTTGACATCCCTGCGCAGGTCAGACAGCTTCTCCTGCTGCTCGCGCTGCTTCTGGGCCTTCTCCTCGGCCTCGGTCTCACCCTTGAGGGCCGCGATGCGGGCGTCGATGTCATCGGTCTTTCGCTTCTCGTCGGACTCGATGAGCTTCTTCTTCATCTCAAGCTCGCGCTTCATCTCGGCCACGCGGGTGTCGGTGGCCTTCTTGAACGCGTCGACTTGGGCCTTCTGGTCCTTCTTGTACTGCGCGAGGTACTTCTTGCTCGCTGCCTGCGCCGCCTTGTATTCCTTGTCGAGGGCCTTCTTGCGCTCGTTGTAGGCGTTGTCGTAGGCCTTCTTGCGCTCGTTGTACTCGGCGTCGAGGGTCTTCTTGATCTGGTTGTACTCGGCGTCCAGAGTCTTCTTCTGCGCGTCGTACTGCTTGTCGAGGGAGTCCTTCAGGTTGTCGTATGCCTTGTCGTACGACTTCTTCTCGTTGTCGTATTCCTTGTCGAGCTGACGCTTCAGTTCGTTATAGGCATTGTCCCTGAGCCTCTTCTCCTGCGTGTACTCCTTGTCCAGTGCGGACTTCCGCTCGTTGTATATCTGGTCACGCTGGTTCTTCTCAAGGTCGTACTCCTTGTCAAGCTCGCGCTTGATCAGCTCGTACCTACGGTCGTACTGCTGCTTGAGCATATCGTAGTCTTTGTCCAGACCATTTTTGTGGTCGGTATACTCACGGTCAAGCTCGTTCTTGAGCGCGTTGTACTTCTTGTCGTAGTAGCGCTTGTCCTCGTCGTACTTCTGGTCGTTCGCGGCCTTCTGGGTGTCGTACTCCTTGTCCAGCTTGTGCTTCAGGGCGTTGTACTCTGCGGTCTGGGCCTCCTGCATCGCACGGATCTCGTCCTGCGACGCCTTGCCGACGGTCTCGGCGGCCTTCGTCGCCTTCTCGCCGATTTCGTCCATGGTGCCCGTGAAGTCGATCTGGAGCTTTGCGAGGATCTCGGATATCGACTCGATCGACCCGTCATACGCACGGACGAGTTCGGTGAGCTGGTAGTCGGTGAGGCTCGTCATGTCCTCGACCGTTGCGCCAAGGCTGATGAGCTGGCCCGCCATGTCCTCAAGGAACTCAGGTGACTTTCCCCTCCCCGCGAACGCGACGGCGAGGAAGTTCTCGACTGCGATTCTTGCCTTGTCGGCAGACTCGACCTCTTCGGTCCCGAGCTCGTAGGCCTCCTTGCGTTGCTTCTCGTACTGCTCGGTGAGGTCGGCAATCTCCTGCTTGTACTTGGCGATGGTCTCGTCCTGGTTCTTTATGGACTCGGTCGTCTTGGCGTAGTCCTTGTCAAGCTGCGATTGCTCCCTCGACTGGCCCACCATGGCGTCAGCGTACTCGCGGCGCATGGAGACCGAGTTCTTCGATGCCTCGACCTGTTGCTCTTCGAGCTGCTGCCGGACCTTCTCCGCCTCGTTGAGCTTGCTCTGGGTCCTGATGATGGCCTCATAGGTGTCGTCCATGTCTTGGACGATCTTGTTGCCCTGCTCGATGTTCTTGTAGCTGTCAGACCACTCGCGTATCTGTCCCGCAGTGACGATCGAGTCGTCGCCGAGGTCCTTGATGATTCCCTTGGTCTGGTCGACCACCTCGAAGGAGGTCCCCATCGCCTCGTTGAGCGCGTCAACCGCGTTGACTAGGTCCGCCTGTTGTCCGTATGTGAGCCTTGTGGAGTCGGCATATCGTTCGATTGTCTCGACTGCCTCGTCGACCTTGTGGAAGTCGACGTCCATGTCTATCTGGCGCTCGTTGATCTTGCCGGCGACTTCGTCGACTATGTCCGCGAGGTCGTTGAGCGCGTCCTTGGTGTCATTTGCCGTGACCTTGATGGCCTTGAGCCCCTCGGTCATGTCGTCGCTCTTGGCGGTGACACCGTCGACGGCATCGGCAAGGTTCTTGTTCGCCGTCTCAAGGTTTTCCTCTGCCTCGTTCAGCTCCCTCATCTCGTTGTAGGCGTCGGCCAACGTCGAGATGAGTGCGCTCAGGGCTGCGGTGGCAAGGACGACGCCACCCATGGTAAGTCCGGTCCCGAGGGCGGCTGCGAGTGTCGCGTTGTTCTCAAGCTGCGGGGCGAGCTTTGTGAGCTTCTGCGTGACCGTTTCTATTAGTGTGCCCGCTGGCACACTGCTGAGGTTTTCCATGCCCTTGCTCATCTTGTCGAGCATGTCAAGCGCGACGCCACCGACTGCGGTGAACCCGACGATTGCCGCCGCTGTGCCCTTGATCGGGTCGGGTATGAAGTTGAACAGGTCAGTGAGGCCCTTGAGTGCCACCGACGCCACCTGTATCGGGAGTATGAGCGCGTCGCCCATCGTCTCCGCGAGGTTGCTCAGGTTGTTCTGCATTATCTGCATGGAACCAGAGAAGCCCTCGGACTTGCGCTGCGCCTCGATCGCCGCGTCGCCCGCTTGACCCCACTGGTCGCTGACGCCGTTGAATGCGTCGTTGGACATCTTGAGTGCGTCGTCGAGGACGTCGACGGTTGATGCCAGACCGAGGAGCGCCGTCTCCTGACGGATGGACGAGATGCCCATTTCCTCAAGCGCGGCTATGGCACCGACGTTGGTGTCGCTCAGGGACTCAAGTCCGTTGACGAACGCCTTGAGCGCGGTCATCGGGTCCGTCATCCATGCAGAGGCGAAACCGTCTGCGGACATGTCCGCTATCTCAGCGAACGCCTTGAGGTTCTTTCCGCCAGCAGCGACTGCGCTTGCGATGCCTGTCATGGTGTTGCTGATTGCGGTTGCGGCGGATTCGGAACGCTGGCCCGTTGACGCGATGGCCGCAGAGAGCGCGAGAAGGTCGGGTGTCGACATGCTCGCCACGTTCGCGACTGACGACATGCGCTGGGCGACGTTCATGATGGAACTCTCCTGCGCCGCCATGTTGTTGCCGAGACGCACGATCGCGTCGCCGAAGTTGTCGAAGGTGGTCTCGTCGAGGTCACTCATGACGTTGCTGATCTGGCCCAGTTGGAGCGCTATCGTTTCGGCGTCGATGTCGGTGGCGATGTCAAGGTTCGACGCAACCTCGCCGAACTCGTTCAGGGCGTCTGTGGACACGCCGAGCTGTCCGCCCAAGGCCTCCATCTCAAGCAGCGTGTCAGAGCTGACGGCATGGACCTGCGAGAAGGAGATCGCGGCCTGTTTGAGGCTCTCGAACTGCTCCTCTGTTCCCTGCACGGTCTTCCTCATGTCGCGATAGGCCGTGTCGATGGTGTTGGCCGACTCGACTACCGCACTGCCCACGCGCTCCGCATATTGGAGTACACGGTCAAAGACCTGTTCGAATGCGGCGCTGTTGTCGGACCCAGTGGCACCGGGAATGCTGCCGTGGTTCAGCGTCTCAATCTTGCCATTGACCTCGTCGACCTTGTCAGACCACTCCTCCCACTGCTCGATGGCTATGGCACCCTTTGTCACACCTTCGATGCCATGGAGCTGTGTCTTCACGGTTTCGAGTTCCACATTCGTCACGTCGATCGAGTCGTTGAGCTCGGTCCACCTCTTGCCCCCCTCGGGAGAGAGGTCTCTCTGCGTCCTTAGGCGGACGAGACGCTCGTTGAGGATGTCTGCCTGCTCCGTGAGCTGGATGACCGCGTTCTTCGCGCTGCCGAACTCCTCACGCAGGGCGGCGACCTCGTCGGTCTCGCCGTCGGGCAGGATGTTGTCCATCTTGGTGCGCAACTCGTCGGCATAGGCTCCACCGGCCTTTATTGCGTCTGCCACAGCTTGCGTCCGCTTTTTCGCAAGCTCTTGGTTCTTGGGCAGTTCCTTGGTCGTCGCGTCAAGGACCTTGGCCCTCTCGATGGTGGCGTCAAAGGCCGTCTTCATGACCTCGATCTGCCTCTCGGAGCTGCCGAACAGGTTGTCGGCGAACCCCTCAGTCATCTGCTCGGTCATGCTGTCAGCGAGCTTGTGGATGGCCTCCTCGACCTTGAGGGTCTGGTTCTGCGTCTTTACGAGGTCGGTCTGGAGTCCTTCGAGGGCAACGCGCATCTTCGCGTTCTCAAGCTCCTCCTGCGAATCCTTGACGGCGTGCTCTGCGGCGGAGAGGTTCTCGTACTTGCCAGTGGTGGCATCGACGGCACCGGCAAGGGCCTCAAGCTTCTTCCTGTAGTCGTCGGTCGCCTTTGAGATCGCCTTCTTGCGGTCCTCCACGTTTTCGAGCGCAGCGAGGTAATTGACGACCGCCTGCTGGGTCTTGTCAAGCTCCTCACCTTCATGGTTTACGATGAAGGTCTGGAGGCCCACGTCCCCTATCGCCTGGAACGCGGCGATGAGGTCCTCGTAATGCTTGATGGTGCCGTTGAGCTCAGCGAGGTTGGCCTCTGCGTCGACTAGTGCGTCCTTGGCGTCGTAGAGCTGCTGGGTCGCGGACTTGGTGGTGTCAGTGATATCCTCGATGAACACGCCCTTGCCCGCGAACTCGTCGAGCTCCCTGCGGATCGCGGCCATGCCCTCTTGTACGTTCTGCTCAGACTGGACGAGCGAGCTGAGGGCGACCTCGAATGCGTTGACGTTGGACGTGGGGTCACCGAAGTCGACGTTCACCTCGACGGACCCAGACTTGGCGATGATGTCGGACATGCCGCCTGCGGTGGCGATGAGCTGCTGGAAGGACGTGGACAGCGCGTTCACGTTCTCCTGTATGTACATCAGGGTGCGGCTTATGTTGTCGGGCACCTTGAGGTCGGCCATGGCCCTCGCCATGGAGTTTATCTGGGCCTCCGTCTTCTGGATCTCGACTTCGAGGTCCATGAGGGACTCTGCCTTGAGGAAGTTCTTGTACTCGGTGTCGGCGCTCTTGAAGCCGGCTTGCAGGTTCCCGAGCTCCCCGAGGATGTTGCCTATCTGCTCCTCGGTCATGCCCGTCTCGTCACGCAGCGACTCCAGGACCTTCTCGATGTGGTTGAGACTGACGTTCCTGTTCGCGTTGTTGAACTGCGTCACCATGAGGCCCGTCTCGTCGAGCACATCTGCGATGTACTTGGTGATGTTCTCACGTGCGGCGTCGACGGCGTTGGCATACTCGGACGGGTCGACGCTCTTGAGGGCTGCGGCGATCTCCTCCGCACGGGCGCTGACCTTGGAACTCATGGAGGACGTCTGCTCTTCCGTGAGCTTGAACACGTTGCCGGTCGAGGACACGAACGTGTGGAGCGCCTTCTCGAACTCCTCCGTGTCGATCGTGAAGTTCTCCTGATCGAAGAACTTGCCGAATGACTTGGACAGGTCCTCTGCCTTGGTTGCCAGTTTGTCGATGCTCTCCTCTGACCGCTCGATGCCGTCGGGCATGTCAAAGAACCTGTCCCATACCCCCTCAAGGGTTTGTTCGAGCTTCTCCGCCGGCGTCATCGCCAACTCAAGGGCGGACACCAGCTCGGCGCTCTCGACGCCAGCCGCGTTCTGCACGTAGTTCGTCAATTTGTTGTACATCTCGGCAAGCTGCTGGGTGTACGTGTCGAGCACGCGCTTGGTGCTCTGCGTGTCGGCGGCTATGTTGGCCGAACCGTCGCGGTACTTCTGCACGAACTCGTCGAACGTGGTGCTTGCGTCCTTTATGGAACCGTCGACGACGATCTTCAGCGGCTCGTTGCGCACGCTCTCCTGTGCGTCCCTGAGCTGGGCCAGCTTCGTGGCCGTGTTCGACGCCTGCTGGCCCATGTAGTTAAGGTGCATGTTATAAGTCTGCACGTTCGACGGGTCCAGCTTGAGGGCCTGCGCGAGCTTGTTGAGCTCGATCTGGGTCTGCGATATAGCGCCGTTCGAATACTTCAAGGCCTTGGTGAGTGCGGTTGTGTCGCCACCGATCCGTATCGTAAGGCCACGGTAAGTCTCAGCCACTGAGTCCCCCCTAGTCCGTCTAGAGCATGCCTACACCGGCCCACGCGGTGATCTCCGCCCACGTGGCCTCCCTCGGCTCGTTGGATGCCCTGTACGACTGTGCCTTCGCCTGCAACATCATCACGAGACGTCCCCATGACATTCCCGCTATGTCGTTCATCGACAGACCCAAGCCGAGAGCCGAGTTGACTATCGAGGTGTACGGGAGCTTATCCCTCTTCCCCTTCGCTGGTTTCTCCGGAGGCAGCGGCTCCGGATCGAAACAAACCTCTCATGAGCTCGCGCTGCACTTCCGTCGCAAGCTCCTTCATGTCCGGCTCGAATGACATGAGCTTGGACTGCCATGTCTTGAAACCGGGTATGGGTGTGCCACCCGCACCGTTCTCCTGTGCCGTCTTGAGCATGGCCCACAGCGCCCTGAATATGGCGTTCCAGTTGACCTGCGTGTAGTCCACGACGGTCGTTACGTACGCGCCCTCGTCTGTGACGTGGAGCACGTCGTTGGAGGACAGGGTGATCTTGCCTATGGTGTCGGCGATGAGGTCGCCGGTTATCCTGTCGTTCTTGTCGCTCACGAACTCCTGCTCGTAGATCATGCAGGTGAGCGCGGTGCAGACGAACTCCCGCTCGCCGTCGCCGTAGTCGATGACTGCCAATGCAATCTCCTTTCGACCCATCAATATGCGAAAAGCGGCGTACTCCAAGAAGAAGTACGCCGCCGTTTCGAACATTGGTGAGATGCTGTGAGCCTTGACTAACCGTTCTTGGGCGCCACGCCGGGGACGGGGACCGCATCCCAGAACTTGTCGTATGCAGTGTGGGTCTCACCGGCATCGGTGCACGCGGCACCAAGGATCGCGATCTCCTCGCCGTTGACCGTGAAGGTCTTGCCGACGAAGGTGCCCTCGATGGTGAGGGTGTCGGGGTCGGTGGAGTCGGTGGTGGTGTTGTGGGCCTCGGACGGGCGGTTCAGGGTGCCGCCGTAACGGACGCCGCGCAGGTGGTTTGCGTCACCCTCGACCTGGAAGCCAAGGGCGAACGGCTTACGCTCGGACGTGACGGGCTCGATGAGGAGGCCGGAGGTATCGTCCTGAATGAAGCCGAGGAGGTCGATCTTAGCCTGGTCGGTAAGGTCGGCGATCTCGACGGAGATGGTGTCGGATGCGGCACCGTTAGAGATGAAGTAACCGACGTTGTCGGCGTAGAAGGTGTTCTGCGAACCCTGGGGCTCGAAGCTGATCTGGACGGTACCGGCGAGTCGCTTCCACTCGCCATAGGTACCGTTGGTGCCCTCAAGGGCGTACCTGACGTTCGATGCACCGAAACGTACCTTGTTGTCAGCCATCTTGTGTCTCCGTTTCTCTGTTGGGTAACAACGTTATCCTGTAGTCGTGGTAGATGCACGACTCGCTGTCCATGTAGGCAGCCTCGTACAGCTTCCACGTCCCGACACGCGAGAGTGCGGCCTCGAAGTCCTCTATGAGGGCGTCGTCCTTCTCGCTGAAAAGGAGCTCGACCCTGTATCTGGGCATGAGGTCGTAGTTCGTGTTGTCGGCGAACACTTCGCCGCCGCGCTCGCGCTCGTATGCGAACCATGGCAGCGGGGGTGCCTTGCCGGTGGGCCATGACACGTACGTGCCGGGACACACCGTTGTTAGTGACGAGTAGAGTAGTTTGTCAAGATTCATGGAGTACCTCGTCCAGCATCGCCTCGGCGAGTTTCATGGTGTATGCGAACCCCTCGACGGTCGCGGGCCATATGTGCTCGATGCCCCTCACGCGACCGCCGCCGACCTTCGCGTGCCCCTTCTCAAGGAGGTGCGGAAGGCCCGGCATGTTGGGTGCGCCGACCTCGCCGACTGGGTTCCCCGGACTCTCGTCCAGCATGTGCGACCTGATAGACCGGGCGTAGTTGCCAACTTGGTAGTCCTTGCCGTTCTTGCGGTAGGTCTTGCCGGTCCTCTCGCCCCAGATCTTCTTCGCGTTCCTGCGCCAGTACGACGCGGTCTTCTTGACTCCTGCGTGGATCATCAGCGGGGTGCGCTCGTTCGTCTTCTTACCGACGTTGTTGAGGATGTCCTTCATCGTCAGTTCGAACTTGTCGCTGCTAATTCTCTGCACTGCCGTTTCCTATGCGCTTCCTGATGATCATCTTGTAGCACTCGCGCTCCGAGGTGAGGCCGATGACGTCCATCTCTTCCCCGTTGAAGATCACGCGAGACTCGTTGTCGTAGTCGATCTGCTTGATGTACAACACGTGCATCCCCCGCAGGCCGACCTCGGGGGGACTGTCGTTCCCGACGATGCGGATCTCCGACGAGCGGAGCTGTGACATCGTCAGGGTGCCAAGCATCCCGACCTTGCAAAAGACCTCTCGCTCGACAGTCTCGCCCTTGTGCCATGCACCAGAGTCGTCCTGCCAAGGGTCGAGGTCCTTTACCAGCGTTACCATGTTGTTCCACATTAGGGGGTGTCACCGTCCGTCCCGTCGTCCCCGTCATAGAGGGACTCGTTGAGCGTGCTGTTGGCTAGGTTCGTGACTATCCTGTAGTAGCTCGTGCGGTATCGGGCCGCGTCCGTGTTCTCAAGGCCGTAGCTGCCCGCGCAGTAGCACATGATCGCGTGCTTCACCATCGGGTGCATCGTGGCCTCGTCGCGGATGAGCTCGTCACGTATGCCGATGCGGAGCATGTCAGCCTTCGCGGCGTCTATGTACACCTGTATCTCGTCGTCCGTCGCCGTTGACGTGACGCGCAGTGCCTTGCGTACGGTGTCGATGAGCATCGGCTATCCCTCCAACAGGGCAATGAGGTCCGGCTTCTTCGCACGCTTCGGAACCTCTATCCCACGCTCGGCGCAGAGCGCCTTGAGCTCTGCCACCTTGAGCGAGTGGTAGTCAGGCTCGTCCTGCGCCTCTGGTTCCTGTACCTCGTCGACCGTCGGCTGGTCTTCTTGTGCGACCGCGTCTTCGACCGGCTGGCTCGGTCCCTCGGCGGCCTTCGTGTCAGACCCGCACAGCTCCACGTATTCGGGCAGCCTGTCACGTATCTCGAACGCCCTCGCGTCCGTGGTGACGAACTCGTCGCCCTCCATCCTCGTGCAGCGTTCCTTGCGGTCCCAGAATTGCTTGAGCACCTTGACTCTTATCATGTCTAATCACCGTCCCTGAAGACGTAGTCCAAGTCTTCGTCGGAGAGGTACGTGCCGGAGTTGCCGCCGCCACCGCCTCCCCCTCCGCCTTCTGGGGCAAGGGTCTCAATCTGGTCGAGAAGTTCTGCGATGGTGCGCCCTCGCGGGTTTCCCCCTAGGTTTCGTATGAGGTCACGGAGGTTGTCGGCATTCGTCTGTGTTGACATGTCCATGCACCACCATTCTTGTATAGGGGCGGTCGGCCGCCACGACTGACGGCCAACCGCAGAGGTAAATCAGTGTGAGAAGTGGCTGAGGTTAAGCGCTCGGACCCTTCTTGAGGATGACCCAGCCGAACGGGTTGGACACGCGACCGTCCATCGCAGTCAAGACCTTGGTCTTGTGCGTGTTGGTCTCGTGATCGTCCCACGAGACGGTGGACAGCTGCATGCCGGGCTGGATGTTCATGGTGTAGTTCTTGAAGTTGCCGTAGATACCGATGATGTCGCCAACCGCTGCGGAGTCGAAGTCGGGCATGATGTTGTTGGGCAGGGTGTCCACGGGGCCTACGCCGCGCAGGGACATGCGCTGCTCTTGGGACAGCGGGTCGAACAGGGAGATGGGCCTGTTGTTGTCGTCGTGGAGGACGTTGACGTGGTTGCCCCAAGTGCCGTCGGCGATGATGAGCTCGCCACGGTTGCGGTACAGGCGGTTGAACTTGTTGTGGTAGAGGATGGTGGACCAGAACTTCCAGTCGTCGATCTGTTCCTCGGTCACGTTGATGACGAGGGCGCGGCCCTTGCCTGCGCCGGTGCGCTGGGTGTAGTAGTTGGTCAGAGTGGATTCGAGACCCTTGCCGTCAGAGCCGAGCAGGCGCAGGTCGTTGATGATGCCGCGCGGCTGGGTGACGCCGTCGCCCTGATAGGTGACGTAGTCCCACTCGTTCGCGATGCACTCGGCGATGGCCGGGGCAAGCTGCGAGACGTAGGTGTTGGACATGAGCGCCTGAGCCAGGAAGGTGCGGGCGAAGCGCACCTCGAACTGGTGCCAGCCCCAAGTGAAGATCTCGGGGTCGTAGTCGCCCTGGTAAGGAGAGACTTCCTTGTCGCCGATCCACATGCCCTGCACCTGGAGGTCGTACTCGGAGACCGCGAGCTGGCCCTGATAGGTGGTCACGTTGACCTTCGGGTAGAGGACGGAGTCCTCCCGCATCTCCTTCTGGACTTCCTCAGAGAGCGTGGTGGGGACCACGATGAGGGAGGAGATGGTGTTGTTGAAGGTGGGGTCGGTCATGTTGCTGAAGGTCTCGGGGAAGTCGACGGCAACGGCGTCGGCACGCTCCTGAAGGGCCTTGACGGTCATCTCGCGCGGCATCGGGGCCTTGCGCATGATGTGGTTGGCGAGGGCGCGACGATACTCGACGGAGTCGGTGAACCCACGGAGGTCAGTGACGTCACGGATCTCGTGGGTCGGCTTGGTGACCTCGTCCTTCGGAAGCTCACGCTTCTCCTCGGGCTCGTTGGTGGCGATGACGCGGCCCGCACCAGAGGCAACGGCCTCGACCTTGGCGTTGCGGAGCTGGTTCAGGCGGGAGCGGCGCTGGGCCTCGGCCTCGATGAGGTCGGCCTCTGCGAACAGCATCTCGTCGGTGACGCCCTCGGGGAGGGTGTCGGCGTTCATGAGGTTCATGACCTCTTCCTTGCGAGCAACGAACGCGTCGTGGTCGAGCGCACGGTACTCGGTGGCAGTGAACTGCTTAAACATAAGCGGTCCTCCTATTTGACGAAACGATTTCTGACACGACGGGTACTCCGCCCGTCCCTATGCATCCGCAGCCCCAACTCCTGTTGCTGATGACTGCGCAGATCGCTCCGTCTGCGAGTGCCGCATGCACGTATAACAAAAGCCCCGGAGGGCTTGTGGTACCTAGATGGTGTTGAGGGCCAGTGCCCTAGCACGTCTCTTGCGACGCGCTACCTCTGCGAGACGCTGCTCCTCTTCTTCAATTTGCTTCTGGCGCTCTTGCTCCTCGGCAGCCTTTGCCTCTGCCGCAACCTTGTCACGCTTCTCGATGACCGAGTCATGGAGTGAGCGTGCAGAGATTTCTGTGCCGTCGTTGGCGGGAAATCCGCTGATTGCTGAGACGTCGTAGAGCTTCGACACCTTCGTGATGCGCGTGTGGATGACGCCGTCGTCATCCTCCTCCCACTCAAGGCCGTCGTCGGCGATGGTGAAGCCGAACGACATGCGGTCTATGAGCCCGTTCGATATGGACTCGTAGAGGTCCTCGCGACCACGTCTCGATCCACTGATATCTCCGACGCAGTGACCGCCGTGGTCATCGAATGAGAGTTGGAGCGAGCCGTTACGAGTACGAGCGTAAACAGCCCCGTCGTGATTTACCTGCATGATCACGTCGCTCATGTCACACTCATCGAAGGCATGCGGGTCAATCTCTTCGTAATAGTTTCTGAAGAGCTCATACGGGTCGTTGAAGGTGCAGAAGTATCCGCGCACAACGAAAGACTCCTGTTCGTCGGAGGACTCTCTGACCTCCGGATTAAAGGAACTGGCAGCGAAGTCACGATACTGTCGTTCGCCTGGGCAATAAGGCATCTCGCCCTCCTTTGTTAGTTGTGGCTGTTTATCAGGTCAGCGTTCTCCGAACTCAGACGCTCCCAGTCCTCGTCTGACACACGGACGACGGTCGGCTCCCTCGGCTCGACGATGCGTGTGAACGTCAGCGACTCGCCAGAGCCAATGGACCAGTCCCTGCACGCGCAGACCATGGCGTCTGCCATCGGGGTGTTGTACCTTGAGGCTATGTCAAGAATCTCTTGGACCTTCACTCAGTCCCTCCGTCGTTCGTGTCGTCGCTTGTGTCGTCACCCCACCCGTCGTGGTCATACCACGAAGAGTCGTGCTGTGAGTGACCGCCTGACTCGGCCACCACGTTGTTCTCGTCGTCCACCATGTAGAACTCGCCACGCAATGTGAACACGTCTCCGCCCTCCACGTGCGGGAGCTGGAAGATGTCGCGGATCTCGTTGCGTCGTCCGGTGCCCGTCTCCGACATGTACCTCGCGACCTTGATCTTCGAGTCGGTGGTCGCGTATTCGAGGTAGCTGGACGAGAACATGATGTGGTTGCCCTTGCGCACCTGCGTCGGCGTCAACAGCAGCTTGGTCAGCTTCGTGCCAAGGAGGAGCGCGAAAGGCTCGATCGTCCCCTCGTAGAACGCCGCCCACTCCCATTCGGTATAGGAGTTCTGGAGGATCTTCTCGTTGATGCCGAAGTACTGGTAGAGCGCCTTGTCTATGCGCTCCATCTCCGCCGGGTCGATCGTGTAATGGTCTTGGTCGATCTGTTGGAGACTGTCGATCCTGTTGTCGTAGAGGACCAGGGCAGACTTGTTCTCGGCGCTGAAGTTGCTCTGAGAGAACTTGTCCCTGAACTTCTTGATGTCGTCGTCATGCATGTTGGTGACGACCTTGCCCACGAACCTAATGTCGGCCCCCGTCTTGAGGGCTATCTCCTCGGCCTGCCTCTGCGCGTCCATGAGGCGCAGGGTCGGTGTCAGTGGCATGTTGCCGCTGCCGAAGATGTCCGAGTCCAATTGGAACCTTGTGAGGATGGCAACGTCGTAGAACGGAAATGCCTGCACGTCGCCAGTGAGGAGGTGGAACCTTATCCACGGCTCACCCTCATACTCCACGACCTCGGTATAACTCGGCTTCATGGGGTAGAGTGCATTGATGCTTCCATCCCTCTCGTCATAGCCGGGGACGACGAATGCCGTGGTTTCCACGAAGAGCTGCGTCGCGATGCGCTTCAGCATCTCGGGCCACGTCATGAGGTCGTTGGGCCATGAGGAGAACAGTCGCTGAACCCGAGGTATCGAGCCGTTCGAGTCGTCGGGCGTGACGAACTCGGGCTTGAGCTTCGAGCATGCCGTGGCGATGCGCTCCACGATTGACCTTGTCTGGGCCTGCTCGTAGATCGTGCCGTCAAACGACGAGAAGTACGGCGAGTACTCCGTGAACGTCCTGTACCCCTGTGACGGGGACAACGCGCTCGACTTGTTCTCGAACTTGGGTCGCAGTGACTTGGGGATCAGTTTTTCGAGGAATCCCAATCAACCAGTCCCTTCACGCGCATAAAAAAGAACCGCCTCCAATAGAGACAGTTCTCCCATGTGTGCCACCTTACACTATTTGTATACGATTGTCAACTATTAATTTTACACATCTAACAATTGAACATGTCAACCACCAATGCACATCTTGTAATGCTCCATGTTCTCCATGAGATACTTGTATGCACAGAGCAGGGCGGCGAACCCGTCGATCCTCGTTGTGGGGCCAGTGAGCTTGACTGGCTGGATATTACCGTTGATGTCCTCCTTGGCGGCCACGTTGGCGTTGCACCAGTGGTCGATGGGGTTGTCGTTGTCTATGATGCGACCCTCCCTCATGTCGGCCTTGAGCTGCTTCATGGGCATGGACAGGGACTTCGCGCCGAACGCGATGGGCATGCAGTTCTGGTCGCCCACCCTGAACTTCATGTCCTTCTCGATCGTGTCCATGTGCCAGCGGTCGTAGCCGATGCCGACGCAGAACAGGCCCTCATCGTAGAGCTCGTCTATCCAGTCGAGGAAGCAGTGGTGGTCCACCTTGTTCCCCGGAACCTTGCGCAGGTACCCTTGGGCCTCCCACTTGTCATAGGGGACGCCGTCCCTGCCCCTCTGGTTGTTGGAGTTGATCTTGACCTGCTCCTC